CAAGGGCGACAAGATCTACGTCCTGCCGGGCCACAACGAGGGCCTCGGCAGCGGCGTGACGATCGACCTGGACGTGGCCGGGATTTCCGTGATCGGGCTGGGCCAGGGGACTCTCCGGCCCCGCATCGACTTCGACCACGCCACCGCCTCGATCGACATCGGGGCCAACGGCTGCACGATCAAAAACATCACCCTGCTCCCCTCGGTGACGATCGTGTCCATCGGCATCGACATCGAGGCGAACGTCACGGACACGCTGATCGAGGGCGTCGAGATCCTGCCCGGCGAGGACGGGGCCGGGGTGGATGAGTTCGTCCTGGGGGTGGACGTCAAGGCCGGCTGCTCGCGAACGAGGATCAAGGGTCTGAAAATTCGCCAGCACGCCAGTGCTGCCAACTGCAACGCCGGCGTCAGTCTGACCGGCGCCAGCGACGACGTTTCCATCGAGGACAGCGACCTCGTGGTCCTGGGTACTGACGCCGTGGCGCCCATCAAGGGCATCACGACCCTGAGCACGAACGTCCGCGTCAAGAGGTGTGTCCTGGTCAGCGACAACGAGCCCGGCATCGAGTTGCTGACCGGCACGACCGGGGTCCTGGCCGACAACAGCATTTTCTCGAACCTGGCTACGATCGCGGCGGCCATCGTGGCAGACGGCTGTGCCCTGTTCCGCAACGAGTACGTCGAGGTCGGCGGCGAGCGCGGCGTCCTGATCGGCACCGCTTCCGTGGACGATTAGTCCGGGAGGGGTGAGCGGTGGCGGCGGTCCTGGGATCCCTGGAGCTGGTAACCGCTGCGTCGGCGCAGGCCGTCACGACGGCGGATGCCAAGACGCACCTGAAGATCGAGGCCGATGCCGAAGACGACTACGTCGCGGGCCTGATCCTGGATGCCCAGGACTACCTGGAGAAGGAAGTCTCCGGCCACCGGCAGATCATGCCGGCCACCTACGACGTGCGGGCGGAGGACTTCGCCGCCTGGCCCGACGTTCTGCCGCTGCCCCGACCGCCGCTGTCGTCCGTGACGAGCGTGAAGTATTTCGACGCCGACGGGGTCGAGACCACCGTGGCGGCCAGCACCTACCTGGTGCGGACGCCGTGGCGACAGCCGGGCACCATCGAGCTGGCCCCGGACCAGAGCTGGCCGACGGACCTGCAGACCGACCGGCGCCAGCCGGTGACGATTCGGATCGTGGCCGGCTACGCCAGCGAGGCCGCCGTGCCGCGGAACGTGCGGCGAGCCATCCTGCTGCTGTGCGGCCACTGGCACCTGAACAGGGAAAGCCAGGTGACGAGCGGCGGGGTGCCGCAGGACCTGGCCTTCGCAGTGTCGGCCCTCCTGGAGCAAGAAGGGTGGGGCTCGTACCGCTAGGGATTTTTACGGAACCGGGAAGAGGACAACGCCATGTCGGTGAGCGCCCTGTATGCCCTGACCGTTACGACCACCGAGACGCTGGAGACGAATGTGCCGGCGGCCAGCGCGACGGCCAAGGCGGTCACTCACAACGGCTACAACTCCAGCGGCACCCTGACCGCCACGAGCACCGTGCCCGCCACCCAGTGCGCCTATTTCGAGAAGGCCCTGGTCGCCGGTGCGGCGACCATCGACCTGACGGCCCTGACGGGCACCAACGGGGCCACGGTGAGCCTGAGCGGCCTGAAAGTTCAGCTCTTGAAGATCAAGAACAAGGCCACGAACGCCAACGCGATCACCGTGGGCGAGGGTGCGGCCAACGGTTACGAGTTGGCGGGCAACGCCTGGTCGATGATCCTGCAGCCCGGCCAGGAGTTTCTGTTCGGGGGCAACGACGCCGCTCCCGACGTGGGGGCGAGCGCGAAGAACATCGACCTGGCCGGCACCGGCACGCAGGCCGTCGAGGTGGCAATCGTCGGCGGCTAACGCCTGCGAGGAGGAGGCTGGCCGTGGTCGGCGCGCTCAGGCACCGTGTGGATCTCCAGCTCGGCACGGAGACCCGCGACTCCTACGGCGGGTCGGTGGTCACCTGGGAGACGGTGGCGACTCGCTGGGCGGAGGTCAAGGAGGTTTCTTCCGAGACCACTTTTGTGGCCGACCAGCAGCAGCGGACCGTCAAGCACGAGGTCCTGATGCGCTACTACACGGGTCTGGACCAGGCGATTTACCGGTTGGTCTACCAGGGCCGGGTGATCCGGATTGACGGACTTGTCAACGAGGACGGGCGCAAGATCTGGCACAAGGTGTTTGGCATCGAGGCCGTGGACCTCTTCGGCAGCGGGGCGCAGGCGCAGGACAGCCGGCTGGACCTGTCGAGCCCGTGGAACTCGGGCTACGTTTCCCTGATGGTGCGGTAAACGCATGAGCTTCAACTACAAGGATGCGAGCGGCCTGACGCGCACAGCGAAAGCCTCCGGCTCGGGGACCAGCGGCAGCCCCGATATCCCGGAGGTGATGAGCAAATACGGCGGCGCGAGCTGGACGCCCGGCGACACGATCGTCAACACGGCCGACGCCAGCTCGGCGACCGACCTGTCGGCCGCCCCGACTGCGGCCCAGAAGATCGTGATCGACGACCTGGTGATCTCCGCCGGCGCCGCCTTGACCGTCACGGTCCAGGAGGAGACCAGCGGCACCGTCCTCTACAAGTTCTACCTGCCGGCCAACACCACCCTGCAGATCAAGCCGGCCAACGGCCGGAAGTTGTCCACGGCCAACAAGAAGGTCCAGGTCCTGGCCTCGGGGGCGGGAAACCTGTTTTGTCACTGCTCGTATCACTCAACCTCAGACTAGGCGAGGTGTAGCCGTGGCGAACGCGGTCCAGATCATGGGCGAGGCGGCCCTGCTGAAAAAGCTCAAGGGCCTTGATAGAAAGGTTCGCACGAAGATCGTCCGCAAGGCCATCAGCGAAGCGACCAAGCCGGTCTACAAGTCCATGCGGGCCCGGTGCCCGAAGGGCCAGGGCCATCTCCGGAAATCGATTGCCCGCAAGGTGAAGGTCTACCGCTCGGGCAAAAACACCGTGGGGCTGGTGGGCCCGCGGTTCAACTACAAGGGGCGGCAGAAGGGGATCGAGCCGAACCTCTACGCCCACCTGGTCGAGTTCGGGACCACGGCCCACGAGATTGCGATTACCGAGGGCCCCTTGAAGGGCCTGGTGATCCAGCACCCGGGGGCGCGTGCCCAGCCGTTCATCAGGCCGGCGCTGGACGACAACGCCAAGGTCTGCCAGGAGATCATGGCCCGCGAGGTGGAGGCGGGCATCCACCGGGAGGCGGCCGGATGACCGTCGAGGAGGGGCTGTACGCCTACCTGAGCACGTTCGCCGGCCTGACCGCCCTGGTGGCCGACCGGGTCTATCCCCAGAAGAAGCCGCAGGGCAACAGCTTCCCGCAGGTGAGCTTCTTCCTGGTCTCCGAGCCGCGCGACCACACCCTCATGGGGGCGACGGGGCTGCCGACCGCCCGGGTCCAGCTCGACTGCTGGGGCCTGATCTACCCGGATGCCAAGGCGGTGGCGGAGCAGGTCCGACTGGCGCTGGACGGCTACCGGGGCCTGATGGGCGCCGTGACCGTGCAGTGTGCCCGGGTCACGGACCGGCACGACGACTACCTGAGCCCGGCCAACAAGGACGACGTCGGCACACACCGGGTGATTGTCGAGGCGTGGGTCAGCTACCAGGAAACGGTGCCGACATTCAGTTAGCCCTGCCGGAACGGGGCGGAACCGAGAAGGGGTTTCAGCATGGCGACCAAGACGCATCCGGCCACGACGAAGCTGCAGTACGACGCGGACGGCACCCCGCCGTTCACCGACCTGACCGACATCACCAGCGTTCACCCGCCCAACCCCAAGCGTGGCGACAGCAAGAACACGCACCTGGCCAGCACCAGCAGGACGCACACCTACCAGCCCTCGTGGATCGAGCCGGGCGAGTGCGGCTTCGTGGGCTACTTCACCCAAACCCAGTTCAACACGTTGCTCGGGTTTTTCAACACCGGCACGGAGTATTACTGGCGGGTCCTGCTGCCCCTGATCGACGCGCAGGCCACGAACGCCTACATCGCGTTCAACGGCTATGTCAACGAGATCGGCCTGGATGAAATCAAGACTGATTCCGACGACCTGATCATGTGCCCGTTCAAGATCAAGGTGAGCGGACTGCCGACCTTCTCCGCCGGCTCGTAATTCGAGGGGGTGTGATGGATCTGCGCGAACGCATCGCCGGTGCCCGTCAGCCGGAGCCGGTCGAGTGCCCCGAGTGGAGCGTGACGCTGTCGGTCCGGCGTATCTCTGCCCTGGAGCGGGCCCGGTACGAGGTCTGGTGCAGCCGGGACGCGAAGATGGCCGGCCAGGACGAGGGCGAGCGCAACGCCCGGCGGGCGGCCCGGCTCGTGATCGTTACCGCGGTGACGGAGACCGGCAAGCCGGCGTTTGCCGACGCCGATCTGGAGGCGCTGGTCAATACGCCAGACGGGGCGACGGTGGTCCGGCTCTGGGAGCGGGCCGCCACCCTCAACGGGATGACGGCGGCCGCGCAAGAGGAAATCCGAAAAAACTCCGAGAGTGGGGCGAGTACCGCGCCGCCCACCGGCTCGCCCTGACGTTCAGCCAGCCCGACGTGGATGCCTTCCTGGCCGGCCTCACCAGCGACCAGTGGGAATACTGGTCGGCCTACCTGGAAAGCGAGCCCCTCCCCGACCAGCGCGCCGACTACTACCGCGCCCAGCTCGCGGCCGTCACGTTCAACATGCTGCGCGGCAAGGGCGAGCGGGCAAGGCAGGTCAAGGATTTCCTGCTGGAGTTCGGGCCGGCAGAGACGGAGCCCC